GACCGAGCCTGACTTGGCGACATGGCAGGCGTTTGTTTCCGCGAACGGGCTGGGCAATCCTGGCAACCGGGTGGACGCAAGCCGCGAGGAACTGCTCAAGGAAAAGCTGCGCAAGGAGATCGAGCGGTTCGAGCTGCAGAACGACAAGCTGAAGCGGAAGATGATCGAGCGCGAGGAAGTGAACACGCTGCTTCACCACGTCGCCACGCAGGCGCGTACCGAGCTGTATCAGTTCATGGAAACCGAGGCCCCGCCAAAGCTGGACGGCCTAAGCGCCGCCGCTATGCGCCCGATTCTGCGCGAGATGGCCGACAGCATCGCCGACCGCATGGCCGACACAATCAAACGCTTTTACGAAGAATAACATGAACATAATTCAACGCATCAAGAAATGGTTTAAGCCAAAACCATTATGGCTAGTTACACTAACATTTGAGCGGCCCTATCACGAGCCCAAGTATCATTGCTATCTGACGCGCGAACCACCGTATCATTTAACCATTGGGCAGTCTTATGCCTTGGGCTATTTGACGCGCATAGACTTTGATTCGTTTGGACGATAATGGTTTCGCCCGTTGAACATTTCCGCGGTTGGCGCTTGGGCTGGAAGAAGCCGGACCGGCGAAAGATTTACGAATGGGCGCATGACCACGTTGTGTTGCCGCCGAGTTACGCGCAGCCCGGGCGGTTCGACGTTCGCACGTCACGGCACCTGATTGGCCCGTTTGAGGCGGTGCAGGACGATGCCATCCGCGAGGCGTCGTGGTGCGGCGCGATCCAAACCGGCAAGTCACTTGTCAGCGAGGTCAGCATCGCATGGGCCGCGTGCAACTCGCCCGGGCCGATCATGTGGACGATGCAGAGCGACGACGACGCGAAGGAACATTGCAATCAGCGGTTCATGGAAATGGTGAAGTCGATTCCGCAGATCCGCGACATGCTCCCGCAGGACCGGCACCTAGTTCAAATCGCCGCGCTCTACTTCGGCCCGTTCTTCATCGAGGTGAACGGGGCCAACATCAACAACCTCCAGCGCGTTTCGATCCGCTACAAGTTTAACAGCGAGGTTTGGCTGTGGAAGGCGGGTTTGCTTTCGCACGCGCGGGGCCGGGTCAGCGCATACGAGAAGGCAGGCAACTCGAAGGTCATCAACGAAAGCCAGGGCGGCACCGTAGGCGACGACTTTCACGCGGCATGGGACGCCGGCAACCGCCAAATCTGGTCCGTTCGCTGCTTTGGCTGCGGCCAGTTGATCCCGCTTGAGTTTGCGGCAAAGGCGGCAGCGGACGAGTCAAAGCTTGCCGGCGTCGTCTGGAACGAGGACGCCCGCCGCACGGATGGCACATGGAACGTTGGCCGCGCCGCTGAGACTGCCCGCTGGCGCTGCCGCCAGTGCGGCTACGAGCACGCCGACACGAGCGCCACCCGGGCGCGATGGAATGCCGAGGGCGAGTACGTTGTCACCCGCCCCGACGCGCCGAAGCATCTGGCGTCTTTCCGCTGGGAGGCGCTTGTCGCCCGCGACATGGGCGCACTCGTGGCGCAGTTCCTTGAGGCGCGGAAGGCGCAGAAGCAGGGCGTGCCGCAGGCGATGATGGACTTCACCCGCCAGCGCCGCGCGCTGCCGTGGACCGACGAGGACACGAGCGAAACAATTCTGCTCAAGTCATCCGGCTACAAGCTCACCGGCCCGAATGCGGAAAAACTGCCGAACGAGTCGCACCGCTACATTACTATTGACCGGCAGCGTGACCACTTCTGGGTGGTTGTGCGGGTATGGTTCCGCGACGGCACGAGCAAGCTGCTTTACTTTGGCCGCGTATCCACGCCCGAGCAGATCGAGGAACTGCGCGAACAATACGGCGTGGAAAAGCAACTTACATTTGAGGATGCCGGCTACTTCCCCGAGGGCGTTTACGCTGACTGCGTTCGCTTCGGCTGGACCGCGCTTAAGGGCAGCGGCGACAATTATTTTCAGCACGAGATCCACGGCACGAAGGTCAAAAAGCTGTGGACAAACGCGACCCGCATTTTGCACAACGGCAAGCTGATCCCGCTGTTCCATTGGGCGAGCGATCCCATCAAGGACGTGCTCTACAACCTGCGCACCGGCAAGGGTGCGGCATGGGAAACGCCGGACGACATCAGCGCGGAGTACCAGAACCAGCTCAACGGCGAGCACAAGAAGCAGCGGCTTAACGGCAAGACCAACCGCCCCGAGTGGCGCTGGGTTCGCCGGCACGCGAACCACGCGCACGACCTTGAGGCCATGCAGGTTGCCGTGGCGATGATGCTTAACGTTTTAACCGCACCGGAAACGAACACAACCGAGGAAAACACAGCGAAGACATGAAACCAACCGACAAAATCCTAATCGCCATCAACGAATTTGCGAAGGTGCTGCCTGCGATTTCGCAGAAGCACGCCGCCCTTGCCTCGCGCATCCCTGGCTGGTCCGGCGCGTATCACCGGCTTTTCTTTCAGTCGGTCTTCACCTCGCTGCCCGAGGTCAAAACCGTGCTGATCTTGGGCGTGTACCTTGGCCGCGACATTGCGACGATGCTTGAGGTCGCCCCGACCGGCCTACAAGTGGTCGGCGTGGACAAGTTCGCTGACACTCCCTGCGACGATTGGCCCGAGTCAAAGCGCACGCTGTCATGGGAGCAGGCGGGTTTTGGCAAAGCGCCCAACGCTGAGCAGGCGCTGACCAACATCAACCCGCAGCCTCCGCACGCGGTCCGGCTGATTGAAGCCGACGACGCGGCTTGGCTGCCGACGATCAAGGGCAAGTTTGACCTTTGCTACCTTGACACTTCACATGACAAGGCAACGTGCTTGCGTCAGATGGCGCAAGTGCGCCCGCTGTGCCACGAGACGACCGTGGTGGCCGGCGACGATTACGAAAACCTTGAGCCGACGTGGGGCGTGAGGGATGCAGTTGCCGAGGCGTTCACGACGCATCGCGTGTTGGCAAAGACGATCTGGTTTGCGGATGCCGCCGACTACAAATGAGCACCGCCGTAATCATGACGGGCCACGCCCGCACGTTTGCGACCTGCGTTCATACGCTCAAGTGGCATATTCTGCGCCATTACCCGAATTGCGCTTTCTACGTTTCGACGGTAAAGGACGAGGACAGCGCCGGCATGGAGCCGCTTTTGCGCAAGCTGTTCCCGTTCTCGCCCGTGCATATTGAGCAGATCGAGGCGCAACCGGACATTCCCGAGCCGGTCGAGGCGGTGCGGTTTGAGCCATATGCGCGCTCCGTGCCAGTCCAAGCGGTCCTGCGCCAACTTTGGCAGAACGAACAGGGCTGGGAGCTTTACAAGCGCAGCGCAAAGGTAGAGTCGGCAACGTTTATCCGCGTCCGCCCCGACCTGTTTTTCCATAGCCTGCGCAACCCGCCGCTGGGCGAGCTTTTCCCGCACACGGCGTTCACGCCGAACTGGGGCAGATTCGGCGGGTGCAATGACCGCTTTGCCATCATGGGCCGCGCCGCCGCCGAGTATTACTTTACGGCGTTCAGCTACATGCAGACGGCGCTTGCCGCTGGTTGCCCGCTTCACCCCGAGTCGCTTGTGCGCGCCTCTATGGAACTGCGCGGCTGCAACATTGACGACAGCCTTTCTGTGCAGTTCAGCACTTGGCGCAAGGACGGCCAGCACCGCCCGCCCGAGATCATGGCTGTGGACCTGATGGACGCTTAATCCGGTCAATTGACCGTTTGCACACAAGCGCGCGGTTTCGCGTGTTCATGTGTGTGGCCCCGGCTCTGGCTTTGCGGCTGGGGCCGGGGTTTCCGCTTGGATGCGTTGACGCAGCGCAAACGTGTAAATGGACACAAGGGCGCTCGCTAATATTTACCTTCGGCAGGCTGAGAAAACCAGCAATGCGCGCGCGTACTTGGACGGCATCATCACGGCGCGGCTCGCCACAATCACGGCACAGCAAGGCGGCGCTATCACAAGCACGAGCGTCAACGGCAAGAGCGTGACGTATCAGGCCAACGCGGAACTAACCGTCGCCGGCCAGATGGGGGCGGCGCAACTCGCGCTGACTGCGCTCGAAGCCGGCCTGTCCCGCGTGCCCAACAAAACTTACGGCATTCTGCGCTGACCGACATGAACAAATTCCAAAAGACCGCGGTGAAGTGGCTGGGCTTGTCGTATCTCGTGGACGCCGCCAACTGGCGCGAACGTTTCCGCCGCCCGCAGGAAGTGCGCACAACCAACACGATCTCGAAAGAGATCAATATGAGCGACTGGCTGCAACTGCTGTCGGACTCGCGCAAGCTGTACTGCAACCTCGGGCCGGTCACTGGCGCAATTGACGACAAGGCAACGTATTCTGTCGGGCGCGCGTGGAATCCCAAGTTTACCGGCGACGATCAGGAGTGGGGCCACGAGGCCGAGGAATGGTTGCGCGACCAATGGTATCCGATGGCAGACGCACGCGGCGGCATGTTCGACTTTAAGACCGACCTTTTCTTATCAAGCGTTTGCACCGACCGCGACGGCGAGATTTACATTTACCTGACTTCATCGCCGGACGGCTGGCCGCAAATTCAGCTTGTGCCGGCGCACATGGTCGGAATGCGCGATGACAAGGACGGGCGCATTCAGGAAGGCCCATACCGCGGTTTGCAGATGATTCAAGGCGTCGTTGTAAACGACATGGGGCGCGCCGTAGCTTACAACGTCTTGGGCGAAAAGCCCGAGCAGGATAAGATTTATAGCGCCCGCGACCTGATCCAGATTTTCGACCCGCGTTGGCCCGACCAAGTGCGCGGCCTGCCCGTGTTCACGCACGCGCTGCTAGACCTGAAGGATTTGCGCACGGTGCAGGGTTACGAAAAGACCGCCGCGATGCTCATGGCGTCCGTTGGCCTGATCGAGTACAACGAGGAAGGCGCACCCGACCCTGGCGACCCGATGAACCTGCTTACGAAGTCGCTGACGCAGGAACCGGGCGCGCTGCCGTCCGTTGTCACGCAGGACTTTTCGGGCGGCACGGCTCACTTTTTCCGCAGCAATTCCGGCTCAAAGCTGGAAGGGCTTAAGAACGACCGCCCCGGTTTGGCCGTGTCCGAGTTTATGGACCGCCTGATTCGCAACGCCTGCGTCGGTGCGGGCTGGCCGTACGAGCTGACATGGGATGCATCGAAGCTGGGCGGGGCGAACGTGCGCCTGCTCATTGCGAAGGCCATGCGCGCGGTTGAGGACCGGCAAGACCTGCTGCGGCCTGTGGCGCGGCGCGTGGTGGGCTACGCTGTCGCCAAGGCGATCAAGGAGGGGCTGCTGAAGCCGAATGCCGAGTGGTACAAGTGGAACTTTACCCTGCCGGCGCGCATGACTGCCGATTACGGGCGCGATTCTAACGCCGACCGCGAGGACTACTTGGCCGGCATCACCAATTTGAGCGACATTCTCGGCGAGGAAGGCCGCGACATCGACCAGCACATCCGCGAGCGGAAGGAAGAAAACGAAAAGCTGGCCGAGGCCGGCATGATTCCGCCGAAAACGCCGCAGCAAGCGCAAGCAGAGTCGCAGGAAGCCACCGCCAAGGCCCAAGCAGCCCAATTTGCGGCCCTAAACGCCCGTCCCGAGGTTCCAGCGCATGTCATCAACATTATGCCGCCCGCTTTGCCCGAGAAAGCTCCTGAAAAGCTGGAAGAAAAGCCGACACCCGAGGTGATTCAGCTTAAAGACGCCCTCGCCGAGCTTGAATCCCGCGTGAAAGAGCAGAAGTCGCTCGACGAAATCTGCGCCGAACTGACCGCTGGCCGCAAACGCACCGCCAAATGATCCCCACGCCCAAACTGGCCGAGATCGTCTTGAGTCGCAACGCCGAGACTGAGGCGACGCAGGAAAAACTTGTCGCGCTCGTCACGCGGCACCACGAGGAACTGGGGCAACTGCTGGAAGTCCTACCCGAGCTGAAACGCGAGGCGCTGGACAACATCAACGCGCGGCTGGAAAACGTCATTGCGGACGCAACTGGCCGAACCGCGGCAATCGCACGCGGGCAGCAAGCGGAATTTGCGGCGACGGCAGAGTTCAAAATGGGCGAGAAAATGCGCGTCATCGAACCGCTGCTGGCCTCGCTACAGGCGACCCGCGACGAGATCCATGCGCAACTCGCCGGGCTAGGGCAGAAGCACACCGAGTCACTTGCGGAAATCACCGGCTCTCTGACCGACATTGCTGAGGAACGCGCGCGGGCGATGCTGGCGAGCGACGAGACGAAGGGGCTGATTCGTGCCGCGCTGGATGAGCATTCCAAACCGATCCTGGCCGCGCTCGAAAGCAAGGGCGGCAGCTTCATTGACCTGTATCAAGGCGACTTTTTAGAGGGCCGCAGCAAGGCGCAGCGCGGGCAGATTTGGTCGTACTTCGGCAATACGCTGCTGTGCGTAGCCGACACCGTGCGCGCCCCGTCGTACCTGCTTGAGATCGACCCGTCTTGGAAGCTGCTGGCGGCACGCGGCGCAAACGGCCAACCGGGTAGCGGTGGCAGCGGTTCATCCCTGCCAGATCAGGCTGGCAATAACGGCAAGTTCCTGACCACGGACGGCTCGACGCCAAGTTGGGCAACGCTGGCGGGTGGCGGCGATTTGCTCGCCGCGAACAATCTTTCCGATGTAGCGAGCGCCGCGGCTGCGTTCAACAACATCAAGCAGGCCGCAACAACCGCCGCAACGGGCGTGGTCGAGCTTGCCACGAGCGCCGAAACCACGGCAGGGCTTGCGGTGCAGGCGAGCGACACGCGCCTGAGTGATGCGCGCACGCCCACGACGCACGCCGCCACGCACGTAAACGGCACCGACGACATACAAAACGCCACCGCCGCGCAGAAGGGTTTGGCGACCGCCGCGCAGATCACGAAGCTGGACGGCATCGAGGCCGGCGCAGACGTGACCGACGCAACCAACGTTTCCGCCGCGGGTGCGCTGATGAAGTCGGCGCTCGGCACCGGCGTGGAAACTGCGCTTGCGGCCAACATTGGCGCGGCGGGTGCGCCAGTGACTTTCAACGGCGCGCTGGGCACGCCTTCGAGCGGAAACGTTGCGAACTGCACCGGCCTGCCCATTGCCAACATTACCGGGCTGGGAACGGGCGTGGCGACGGCGCTTGCGATCAACACCGGATCGGCTGGCGCGCCGGTTCTGCTGAATGGTGCGCTTGGAACGCCATCAAGCGGCACGCTGACAAACTGCACTTTCCCGACGCTCAACCAGAACACGACCGGCACCGCTGCCGGCCTGAGTGCAATTCTCAACATTGCTACGGGTGGCACAGGCGCAAACACGGTCCTGCTTGCGCAGCAGAACTTCAACCCGCTGACGATTAACGCCAACACAACTACGGCTTACACGCTGGCGCTGACTGACGTTGGCAAGTTGGTAACAATGTCGAACGCCAACGCGAGCGTCTTGACCGTGCCGAACAATAACACGGTGGCGTTTCCGACCGGCATCAGCATTCTCGGCACTCAGCTCGGCGCGGGGCAGGTTACGATCTCCGCGTCTGACAACACGGTGACAGTAAGCTCCCGCGGCTCTGCGCTAAAGTCTGCGGGCCAGTACGCCGTCTGGTCGCTGCTGAAACAGGACACTAACGTTTGGATACTGTCGGGCGATCTCGCGACATGATTTCGCCGGCACTCATCGGCTCAATTGCGGGCAATCGTCGCAGGGCCGCGGCGGGTGCAAGTTTTGCGGCTGACATTTGGGAGACCTACGAGCTTGCCGCGGTTACGGCCGCCGAGCTTCAGGCGAATGACAACAACGCATCGGCAACATGGACCGTCACCGACGCGAGCGGGTATCTTTCAACAAGTACCAGCGCCGAAAAAGCAACGCTATCACAAGTAAACAATACTTCAGACACCGGAACGCTGGGCATCCGGCGCGTTTACACCACGACCACGACCGGGTTCTTTACGCTCAATTTTGGCGCGGATAAGAACAATGCCAGCATCGGTTTCTGGTATCAGTTCAGTGTAAACCCGAGCAACAACCACTGCTTGATTCGCGGCCAGAATAACTCGGGCAGCGACGCGCTGGACGCCATCTTTCTGCGGTCTTCCACGCGATACATCGGCTGGGGCACTACGGGCAACAATAACGGCGCGGCACTGACGGCGGGCACCTGGTACTGGATCACCATTCAATACAACCGCAACGCGACTTCGTATCTCAGGGTTTATACAGATGCGGGCGTGCAGGTTGGATCAGAAGCGACGGCCACCGCCCCGAACGTCACGCTGCGCCGGCTCTATCCGTTCAACTACAACAACGAAACCAGCGAGGGCAGCATGGTTTCGTACATGGACGATCTTGTGATTGATTACACAGACGCGACTTTCCCGCTTGGGCCATAATATGAACCACGTTGTCACAAACCAATCTTTGCTTGCCCCGCTATTCAACCAACTGGCCGCGCTGTCATCGCTTCGCGGCGTGTCAGGATGCGAACGATTTGAGCTGGAGGACACGATTTTGCGCGCAGCCGGCTTTGCGTGGGACATTGGCGCGGAAGCCGCACCGCTGCACGCGCAGATTCAAGCGATTCTTGACGCCAAGGAGCAGGCTGATGCAGAGGCGCGGGCCGCAGCGGAAATCGCCGCCGCCAACTACGTGCCGCAATCAGTCACGCCTTGGCAGATGCGCCGCGCGTTGAACCAACTCGGTCTGCGCGCAATGGTCGAGGCTGCGGTTGCCGAGGGAGATCAGAACGTAAAGGACGGCTGGGAGTTCGCACTTGAGATCCGCCGCGACAACCCGCTGCTGGCCGCAATGGCGGGTTCGCTCGGCATGGAGGAAGCGGACCTAGACAACCTTTTCCGCCTCGCCGCCTCGTTCCAGTGAGCATCTATCCAGATAACCCGCGGGCGCAGCGCATCGTGCATTGGGTGTGGATTGGCCTAATCGCCGCCGCGCTAGTAGTCGTTGGAGTTCTGACATTCCCATGATTATCGCCGGCCTAGTCATCTGTGTGATGCTGCTGGCCTGCGTCATCTTGGGCGCACAATCCGACCGCAGGCTGTAATGGCGGTTGACCGTTGCCGCAAAGGCAATGAGCGACCCGCACATTTGCTTTGAGGCTATCCAGTTTTCCGCCGTCACGCCCAAGGGCTTTAGTGACGTGTCGATTCTGACTGCGGGTGAGGCGCTTGGGCATGGCGTCGTCATCGACGAGCGCACGATTGAGCAGTTTATCGCCGCCACGCTGGGCAAGACGCTCCCCGCCTACCTGACCCACGGCGGCGCGCAGGGCGACCGGCTCGGCAACGAGATCGGCATGTTCAGCGGTTTTTACCGCGATGGCATGAAAGTTAGGGCGAATTTCCGTTTTCTGCAATCGTTCATCGACCACGAGCGCGACGAGTACGCCACCCTGACCGAGCTTGCCAAGGCTTACCCCGACCAGCTCGGGATTTCGCCCGTCGTGCGCATCACCCGCGTGTGGACGCTCGCGGACGGTTCCGAGGTTGACGCGGTTGACGACCAAAAGCCGGAGGGCGCGACCGGCAACATGCCTGCGATGCGCGTTTTGGGCGTCAAGTCCTGCGACTTCGTGAAGACGCCCGCGGCCAACACGGCGCTCTTTGCTGCCAAGGTTGACGAAAAGCCCGCTTCCAACTCCCCCTCTATGGCTAACGAAACTATCGCGCTCGCTGCGCACAATGAAGCACTCGCCGCCAAAACCGCCGAGATTGCCGCCCTTTCGACCAAGCACACCGCCGACCTAGCCGCCCTTGAGGCCAAGCACGTCGAGGTTGTTGCCGCCCTGAACGCCAAAGTCACCGAGGCCGAGGCCATCATCAAAAAGGCCGGCGAGGATAAAACCTCACTCGAAGCCGCTTTGGCCGCGAAGACCAAGGAAGCCGACGAGGCCAAGCAGTATGACATGCGCAAGGCCGGCGCGCCCGCGCTGCAAGTCGCCCTGCAGACCCACGTCGATTCCAAGCTGCCCGCTCCCGGCAAGACCGACCGCGAGAAGTGGGCGCAGTTTGCCGAGCTTGAGGCCAGCGACCCGAAGCTCGCCGCGCAGTTTCAGGCCAAATTCATGTCCCGCCGCTAACCAATTTCAGTCCCTAAACTACCATGCCTAATACTCTCAATGGCGTATTCGCCACCCGCATTGCCAAGCTGAGCTTGGACTGCCTGCTCACCACGAAGCTCCCCATCATGAACTTCCTCACCGATTTCTCGGATGAGGCGGTTCCCCACGGCAACGCCATCACCACGCGCTACCCGAACGCTCTGGCCGCTCAGAACTTCGCCAGCACGAAAAACTCGATCACGGCCAACACCGTCTCGCGCACGATCACGCTGGACAAGTACATCGGCGTGCCGGTGGCCTTCACCGACACCGAGCAGGCGTTCTCCGATGTTCGCCTGATGGAGCAGTTCATTCAGCCGGCCATGACCGAGCTGTTTGAAAACGTCATGGCGACCGTGCAGGCGCTCATCACAGTTGCGTCGTTCACGTCCAACACCGTCATCACCGCGGCCAACTTCACCGCCGCCAATGTCGCGTCGAACGTCGTGCAGACGCTCAACACCAACAAGGTTCCGCTGGCCAAGCGCACCCTGATTCTCCCGCCCTCCTACGCGACCACGCTGAAGAAGGATACCGCGATTCAGGCTGCTTACGCCTACGGTTCCAACGGCACCATCACGACCGGCCAGCTGCCGCCCGTGTACGGACTGAACCCCGTCGAGTACAACGGCACGATCCCGAGCACCAACAACCTCGCGGCCTACGCTTTCGGCCCGCAGGCGCTCTTGCTCGCCGTTCGCCCGCCCGAGATGCCCCGCAGCTGGTACGGCGAAGTGCGCAACATCACCGACCCGAGCACCGGCCTGACGATCCAGTTCCGCGACTACTACGACGGCACCAGCCAGCGTACCGAGTGGTGCTTTATCTACGGCGCGCAGATCGGCAACCCCGGCAACCTGCTCCGCATCCTGTCGGCTGCTGAATAAGCGGCACGGGCGGCAATGCCCGAACCAGTCACAGAAGCCACCGATTGCCCGGTGGCTTTTTTATAACACACTTTTATGGACACCACGAAACAAGAGACTATCGCGCCCGTTGTCGTAACCGAAACGGACACAGTTGAGATTATCCGGGACGAGCGCGTTGTGCTTTGCCTGCCGTGCTACGGCGGCAAGATCGACCAGCCGTTCATGCAGTGCGTGCTGCACACGCTGGGCACCACGAACGTAATTGCGTTCATCGACTTCCTGCCGGGCGATTCGCTCGTAAACCGGGCGCGGAATAATTTGGCGCACAATTTCCTGCGCGGGTACGACGAGGACACGCCGCGCGGCACCAAGGCGAGGCGGCAGTACGACTGGATGCTGTTCATCGACACGGATCTCATCTTCCAGCCGGAAGCCGTGACGAGCCTGTACGAGCTGGGGCTAAAGAAAGGCCCGGGCATCTTCGCCGGCACCTACCCGATCAAGCAGCTCAAGCCCAAGGTAGTCTTTAACAACATGCCCGGCTGCACGCCGGACAAGGATGGCGTGGTCGAGGTGCGCGAGGCCGGAACCGGCTTCATGATGATCCACCGCGACGTTTACACGCAGATGATCGCCAAGTTTGGCGACGAAATGCGCTTCGAGACGGACATGGGCGACCAAGGCGGGCCGCGTGCGATCAAGTACGACTTCTTTACTGTGGGCGTGCGCACCGACCCGCTGCTTGGTTATAAGCGGTTCCTGTCGGAAGACTGGTACTTTTGCCAACGCTGGCGCGAAATGGGCAACAAGATTTGGATGCTCACCACGATCCAATGCGGCCACATCGGCAGTTTCGTTTACCCGGGCAACCCGAAAGAGATTATGGAGGTCGGGCGGCACTTGGAAAAGTCTTACGAGCGGATTGCCAGGGCGGCGACGGCACCCGTTGCGCCGCCCGTGCTTGTTGAAACGGTTGGGCCGCCGACCGACTACACGCCCAAGGCGGCATAGTTTACGCCGCGCCTTACAGCATGGGCTTTAATGAAGTTGCCGCAGCCGGACAGGACTTTTCCGAATCGACCGAGGTTTTCGGCGAATCGTTCAACTATGCGGTCGCAGCTGCCAACATGCCGTGGTCAGGCACAAACTACGGATATACCACCGCAAGCGGAGCAACCAACTATTTCAGCACGCCGGACGGCACGGGCGCAAACGCCCTGCGCTCAAGCTTTACGATCACATTAAGCCTGACGCCTACGACATGGACGCCGGCCAGCTTCATGTATTTGTTCAGCTATGGCCTAGAAAGCGGCTCTCTGTGCTGTAGCGCGTACCTGCTATCTGACGGCAAGGTTTACTTTAACAGCTCAAAAAACGGCACGGCCTACGCGACGACAATGGAATCGTCCGCGTTAGGTTTTAGCGCTGGGACTGTTGGCTATATTCGCATTACCAGAAGCACCGCAGGGACGGGCAAGATTTACAAAAGCACGGACGGCCTTACGTGGACCGACGTAACGGCGGTTTTAAGTTCAGTATCTGGCACGCTTTATAACACGTCAGGCGATTTTATTCTAAGCGGATACGCGGCAACGTCGGCTTACTCTGTTGCGGGTAATACGAACTGGATGACGCTGCACGCCGGCTATGATTCTGTAGACGGATCGCTGGCGCTATATTTCAACCCAGACGAGTATTTAAGCGGTACGAGTTACACGTCCTCAACCGGAGAGGTCTGGACGCTTAGCGGTGGCGCAATTATCGTTTCGCGCGTTGAGCTGGTCGGCGTGTTCAATCAGGTCGAAGTCGAGTACCAGTTCGACGAGTTCAGCACGCGCAAGCAGACGGCGCTCGCGTGCGTCACGAGCAAGACGCAATGGACCACGGCCAGCATCACCCCGGCCAATCGCGGCGTGCTTACCTACGGTTCCGCCAATTACGTCATCGAGAAGATCGACGGCGCGGACACCGCGGCGGAGTGCGCCTACACGCTGACGTTGAAGCGGCTGACGTAATGGCCGACACGTTTTCAGTTGAGGTTGATTCCGTCGAGTTTGAGTCAGCCATGCAACGGCTGCGCAAGGCGGTCGATGACGGGATAATGAATCCGCAGTACGGGCTGCTGACCGTGCAGGCGCGGTTGCTGGCGGAAAAGTGCCAAGACCTGACGCCGCCCATTGGACGTCAGGGAAGTTCCACGCAGTCCGCATGGCAGTCGGGCCGAACCGCCGTCACGCGCGACTTGTCTGTGATCTTCCGCCCGCTCAGTCAAAAAACGTTTGAGGACAAATCTATCCGCAAGATCGTCCGCAAGGGCGACAATCAGGCGTGGAACAAGGTATCTCCATTCTTTAAGGGTTCGCTGCGCAACACCCGCGCCATCGTATTTGATCCAAAGTGGCACGATCAAAACCGCATCAGTCGCGGGCGCGGGCGGCGCGGCAAAGGTACGCCGCCAAACATCGGCGTCGTCACTATTGGCAGCTCTGCCAGCCTTGCGCGTTCCTACATGAAAGACACCCGCCAGCACGTAGGCTGGGCGCGTGCTGGATGGAATACGGGTATCCTGAACAACAGCGGCGAGATCGGCGCGAACTGGATCAGGAAACACGGCATGGGGCGCGGCTTTTGCCATAAGACGCTTAACGGCGACAATCCCTTTGTGTGGGTCGGAAACACGACCAAGTGGGCGCAGTACGGCAGTCAGGGCGAGGGCAACCGCATATTGCGAAACGCCATCGCGTTTCGTGCGCGTGACATGGAAAAGCACGTAAACACAATGGCGCGCATTGCTGCCGAATCTGCCACGAAAGAGTACGCACTAGGCGCACACTCGACCCGCCTGATCCTGTAATCAGGCATCAACCCGCACGTTCATAAAGCGGGCATTACGCGGCAGTCCGTTGCGCGTCTGCCCGTCATAAGAAAACGTCACCAGCGAACCAAGCTCAGGCGGGTTTAGCCGGTCGTTGTGCGACAGGCCAACGCTCAACTTGAAAGTCTGCCCGCCACGGGAAAGCACAAGCGAGCCGATGCCAGGATTGCGCCCGCTGCCCTTGGTGTATCCGATCACCACGCCCTCGTCATCGGCGCACGGTTTCATCTTAAGCATCTGGCCGGTTTGCGGGCACCTTAAGACAACACCCTCGCCGCCCGCCGCCACGACGCGCTCCATGATTTCATAAGCCTCGTCGGCACAGGAAACGGCCTTGGCGGGTATGCTGGCGTGCGGCACGAACTGCACGCCATCCCAGCGCGCATCATCCGCCGCCCAGCTCAAGCAACCCTGCACGCGCTCAAGTCCGGCCTTGTGCCAGATTTCGCCCTCACCGTCCGGCTTGCCAGCGGTCAGCGCGGCGGGCGCGGTCAGGATGCGCCACTCCTTGTTGAACAGGACGCCGTTCGACCAGCGCGCAAAGACGCCATCCAGTTTCTCTGAAACCAGCCAGCCTGCAACGTCTTGGTCGGCGTAAAACTCCATGTGCCAAGGGTAGGCTTTACCCGGTTACAATGCAACGGCGGTTTTTCCACCGCCGCGTAAGGTTGACAATTCGGCCCTTGGCAACCCGTGCCAGCGCCAAACATCGCCACCCTTTACGACTTCGAGAGCGCCTACGAGGACGCGATCCGAAACTACTTCGTCAACCTGAACGTAGGTGGGCAGACCTTTACGCAGGTCGTGACGCCGCGCACGAACCTGACCGCCGCCGACTTCCTCGTGACGCCGCGGTTGCAGGTCAAGGTCAGCATGACCGGCCTCGGCTCAGACGGGTCAGGCTGGAAGGAAGATTTTACTACGTCCGGCAACCTTGCGACCAACTATTACTCCCATTATACAGCGCAACTGACGCTCGACGTAGTTTCCTCTCGCTCAAATACGAGCCAACTGCACGGCCTGCTGCGCGGCGGAACGCGGCAGGCCATGCTTGAGGCCACGGCGATCATGAACGCCAACACGGTGCCGTATTACCAGACCGTGTACGTCACGCCGACCGGCTCAACGCAGGGCATAGACGAAGCGAACGACGAAATCCAGACGCAGCTTAGCTACGCGCTTGAGGTGTTTATTCCGCCCGCGAGCTACCCGAACGCCTAGGCGGTTGACCGTTCTCCGCGTTAGTAACCACCCAATTTTACTATGGCGACCTATCAAGACGGCACGTTCCCCTCTGGCTCCCCGGTACTGACGATCAACGCAGTCACCTACAAGTGCAACTCATTCAACGTCGATAAATCGTCTGAGACGACGCAGATTGTTGATGAAAACGGAAAGCAGTCCGGTGCGTTGAGTTTTGAGGGGCCTAAAACCGGTTCAGCCGAAGTTCAGTTTAGCGCGGCAAATACCGCCGAGCCGACGACCGCCGCGGCCAACGCCACGACTGGCGTGATCACGAACGTCAACATCGCTGGCGCCAACGTGCTTCATCACGAGCGTTTCTATCAGCAAGCCGCAGCGCGGTCCGTGGGTGGCGTCACTCGGCTGGCAGGCGCGCGTGAACTAAGCGGCCATCGGGCCGACGACGCCCAATGGCTATCCTGCAAACAGTACAGATTCCCGGCTACGCCGAAGCGTGCAAGCGCGAGTCGCGGTTGCGCGACACGGCGTTTCTTGGCGGGCGCGAAATTGTCTGCGGAGTCGAGGTTGAGCCGCTTTCTCTGCGCCGCCTGATTTGGCTAGAGCAGGCGCGAAACGGATTTGTGGTTCCCTGCCGCTTCGACAACGATCAAGAGATGCTGGCGCACGCGCTGCAGGCGGTTTACTTCTGCACGCCCGCCTTTGAGGTACCCAAGTCTCCGCGGTTCAGTTTTTGGCTGGCGTTTCAGGACGGCATGGCGCAGCGCAACTTTTTCCGTAAGGCGCTACGCTCGGGCACGCCCGAGGCAATTGTGAACGAAGTTGAATCCTGGCTGCGCGAAGCCTTCATGGATGCGTCAAGCGCGGGCGGAAAGAGCGAAGTGCCGGCGCAGTCGTACGCATCCTACCCGGCTTACATCGTAGATTCATTCGCCGCCGCTGGCCTGCCGTTTACGTACGACGAGATCATGGACATGCCACTGCGCCGGCTCTGGCAACACTGGCGCGTGGCAATGCGCCGGACGCATGGGGTGTCGCTCTCAAATCCGTCTGACGAGCTGGCGGTTGAACATTTGGCCAAGGTTAAAGCATGAGCATTGGGATCGACTTCATTCTCCGCGCAAAAACTGAGGCGTTTACCCGCGGCATGGCTGCGGTTAATAACTCGCTGAAGGACACGAAAAAGTCTCTGAGCGAGTTTGACGTGGGCAATGGGCTCAAGCAGGCGCTTGGCGTCGGCGGTGCCATCGCCGCTTTCCGCGCTGCAATCTCAAACGCGCAGGAACTACGCGACGAAGCGCAAAAGCTTGGCAAGGAAGTGGACAGCGCAACGCAGTCTGTCGCCGAATATGGCGACGTGGTGGACAAGGTTTGGAAGGGCGCAAAGAACGCCGCAACGTCGGCGCTTGGCGTGTTTACGCAGGTTGGCGACGGCATCCGGCAAATCCTGCAGAACACATCGCAGGAGGAAGAAAACGCCTTCCGCAAAATCGAGGCCGTCACCGCAAAGACTGCCGCGGCGCAAGAGGAACAACTGCGCCGGTCGCAAGCCGAACGCTCGCCTGAAAAGATGGCAGCTGCAGAGGCTAAGTACCGCGAGGCGCAACGCTCCGCGAGCGAGGCCGCGGCGTCTGACGAGTCAAAGATTCTCTGGCTGTACGCCAAGCAGGCCGACGCCAAGCGCAAGGTTGAGCAGGCCGGCACAAACGAGCTTAAGGTTTTGGAAGCCAAGACCGAGCTTGAGAAAATCAATGCGGACGTTGCCAAGGAAACACAGCGCGCCAAAGAAAAGGCGGTTGCGGACGGGCTAAAAAGCCAAGCTGAAACCGCAAAGAAGGTCGAGGAGGAATTGACCACGTTTTTTGACAGTGTAGAAAGCGGGGCCAAGCGCATTAAAGAAACCGAGGAGGCGCGCGTAAAGGTTGCCAAGGAGCTTGCTGAGCAGGCTGAGAAGGAGGCTGCAGAAAAGGCAAAGCAGTTGGAAGTAGAAATGCGCCTGAAGGAACTGAACGACAAATCATATGCCGACACGGTTGCCGCAATGTCACTGTCCGGCCTTTCGTCCCGCGACGTACAATCCGCATCTGACGCGACCCTGCAGGAGATTGCGCGCCGTAAGCAGGGCAACCTTACCAGCCTTGGCGCAGCCGGTGGCAGTCTCGCCTTTGACGACAATTACTTCACGCGCATCCAACTGCAGAACGAAATCAACCAAGTAAAGGCAGAGCTGGCGACACGCAGCAACCTGCGCCAGTCGGTAGCGCAGCAAGGCATTGACGGCGCGCGGCGCACGTTCAACGGCGACCCACTGGTGTTTGACCGCCTTGTTCAGCAGTTCGTGCAAGACTCGCGCAGCTCACAAGACCTGCAGGCCAAAACCCTGAGCGTGCTTGAGCGCATGGATCAGCGCCAGCGCAGCGGCCTGCCCGTCATCAACGTAAACTAACATGCCCGCACCCTACACAGACGGCACATTTACCAGTCCGAAGCAGAACGGCCCGAAGCGCGTTAGCTACCCGTTCCTAAATAACCCGGTCAAGGACACGACCACGGTAATGACAGAGCGCGATTACTACGTGCTGCCGGCCAACTACACGCCCGCCGCGGCGCTCTCGACAGACCCTGACAGCAACGTTTCATATCTAGTCGAGGAAACTCCGCCCGTGGTCGAGCGCGGCGTTTACAAGTTCACGCGGACCTACTGCAACATTCCGGGCAACCAGGTTAAGCCGACCTCGCGCATATTTGTGCGCCCGTCCATGAACGGCGTTACGGTAAACGGATTCTATGCGGTCAGCTTCGACGGCGACGAAACCAGCTCAATCTTTTCATCCGTTCAGAACATCACGGCGGTTGGCCTGCCGCTTTCAACCGGCCTGCGCAGTTTTGTTTGCAACTTGCACGGCGGGGCGCTCGGCGATCAGGTCGCGCTCTACAACGGAACCAAGGTAGTAGCACAGACCACCGTGCAGCTTATCACAAACACGGACGTTTTCAGCGTACTAAGCAACGAGGTTTCGACGGCCAACAATTTATCTGTGACCGGCTGCGTGTTCGCCAAGAACGCATTTCGCGTGGTTAACGGGCCGAAGGATTGCAGCGTACGCACCACCGAGCGCTACTACCTACCGGGAATCACGGCGGGCGTAAACAGCGCCTCGGACATTCCCGGCGTGCCGATCTACGCCGACCCGCTCGGCTGGCTTGGGCGCATCACGGCGACCACATTCCCCAACTCCAACATTTCGACAGTGACCGACCGCTACACGGTGGCATCGCACGGCATGGCCACGGGCGATTCGTTCTTTATTCTTAACGTGGGCACGGGCGGCTCGCCGGTTGCCGGCATGACGCAATACTACGCGATCAAGTACGACACCAACGAGTTTTACGTCGCCAACTCGCCGGCCAATGCGTTTGCCAACGCTTACTTAAACATCACCACCAACGGCACCGATCACACGCTTGTCGTTGCCGACCCTTGGCCTGAGATTGCCACGAGCGACCTGCAGCAATGGATGGGGCCATATCTCATGAAAGCGACTGACGAGGTGCAAATGTCTGACGCGCTCGAAGGCCGCGCCGTTACCGCGTAAGGTTGACCGGCTGACGCAGGTTATGGCAGGCGCATACCAAGAAATCCCGCTGGGCCGTGACTATTCATTCACGTCCAACGTTGCCACGCGCCTGACCGAAGTGGGCAACAACCTGACCGGAGCGACGCTGTATTTCATGGCCAAGGAGGAGCCGGCCACGGACAGCAACGCCGCGGCCATCATCGCCGTGACGCCGACCGCCAACAACGTGACCAACGTCGTGACCGTTTCGATCCCTTCGACAAACACGAATCTCAGCATTACCTACCCGCTGCTTTTTTGGGAGCTGAGTATGACCAGCGCCAACAGCAAATCTTACACGCTCGACCAAGGCCGCATGGCCATAGTTCAGCCCGTCCGCACCGTTTAATTTCAACCACGTTTCCCCATGGGTTCCCAATACCAATCCTCTGTTAATGGCCCAACCGTCCCTGGCTATTCCTCGCCCCTTCCTGTCACCGCTGGCGCAGACCTGCGCGTAGGCGCAACCAAGTCTGTCACGATGACGCTGACCACGGCCACGCAGCATTACACCTGCATTCTGCCGACTACTGTCCGCGGCGTCGTGATTTATCCAACCGTCGCCGACGTGTGGGTTTCGGTGAACGAGGTTCCGGTTGCGGCGAGCGTCATCACCGGCAACGTCGTTGCGGCCAACTTTGCGGTGGGTGCGCTGGCTCCCTACGGCCTGCAAACCGTGCGCGTGCTGGATGACTACGTTGCAAGCGCGAACGCCTCGCTTCGCCTCGTCAGTGCCACCGCCAACGCGAACGTCACGATCAGCACGTTCTAAGCGTGGCCACGCTGCGACCAGTCACCACACGCGCCTTTAACCGCTGCGCAACTGCTGGCGTGTTCAGCGGCGCGCTGATGAGCAAGTACGGGCTGCTAGATGGAAGCACCACGACGTACTTCAAGACGCCAAGCGCAGCCGCCAACAAGCTGACCAGCTCGGTTGAAATTGTGGTAGGCGTGGCGGCGGCAGACTGGACGCCCGCCGCCACGACCGGGCTTGTAGGCAAATGGCTATCCACGGGCAACCAACGCTCGTACGCGTTCCGCCTGAACACGACTGGCACGATTCAGTTTGCGCGCTCGGCAAACGGCACGGCGCAAACACTGACCAACTCCACTGTGTCAGTTCCTTTTGTGGATGGCGCGCGCTGGTACATCAAGACCACGTATAACCACACGACGGGCGACGTTAAGTTCTTCACAAGTCAGAACGGCGACGTTTACACGCAACTTGGCGCGACGGTATCGACCGCCGCGGGTGCGATCTTTGACTCAACCAGCGAATTGCAGGTTGGCGCATTTGAGGCGGGTTCGCTGCTGACCGGGCGCGTCTTTTACGCATCCGTATCGGGCACCATTGGCGGAGCGCCAACTGCCGTCTTTAACCCGCAGCGGTATTCTGGCGGGACTACGTTCACCGCATCGACAGGCGAAGTCTGGACACTCAACGGCGCGGCGAAGATTCTGGCGGGGCCAGCCTGACCATGCGCACGCTGGCCGCAGTTCTCCTGCTGCTATCGCTCGCGGGTTGTGGACCGCGACCGAGTGCCGACCAAGCTGCGCAGATTCGCCGCGGGCCAAAGCCGCCGTTTCCCGTGTGGGTTGCGCTGACCGGCAGCTCCATGCTGCCGAAGTACGCGAAGGCGGGTTACGTTGAGATCGATGCCAACTATCCGTTCGCCAAGCTGGCCATCGGCGACGAGGTTTGCTTTTGGGACTACAACCGCGCGGGCGGAGACAAGTTCACGTTTCACCGCATTGTCGGCAAGGCTGGCGCGTATTACATCACGCAGGGCATAAACGCCGCGACCAACCCGGCGCCGGACGGAACCTGGCTCGACGCTGCCAACTATCAGGGCAAAGCGACCGGGCGGCATTCTGTTATCCTGCTCCCGCCCGTGCAGGACTCGCCATGAAGCGCATTGCCGTAATCATCGCGTGCCTGTGCCTGTCAGGCTGCGCCTCCATGCTGCCGCAGTGGCGCTTGTTTCAAAAGAAGGTTCCCGCGCCTATCGTAAAGCCCGCCGCGCAGATTGAGACGGAGCGCCGCACCGCCGACTACATTGCGCGCAAGATTGAAAAGCCCGAGCAGCTTGTGCCGATGGCGGTGCAGTTGAGCGAGTCGCTGGGCGAGCCCGAGCGCCCGATTACAGACGAGCTGGACGCCGCGGAAGTGCGCATGGAAAAAGAGTGGCACAAGGCGCTGCTGAAATCGCAGGAGCAACTTGCCGAGCTGAACGCGCTGCTGGCAAAGACCGAGGGCAAGAAGATCGAGGGCACCGGCTTTAATGCTTTCGGCATGAGCTTCGGCCTGGGCACGCTGATCCTGATAATCCTGCTCGTGGCGTTCCCGCCGCTGGGCGCGATCCTGTGGGCCGTGTTCAAGCGCATATCCGGCGCGCTCACATCCACAGCAGATGGCATTTCAAAGTTCGTTAAATATAACCCCGATGCCGGCGAAAAGCTCAAGGGCTATTTAGCCAAGACGCAGGACGCTGCGCACAAGCAGATAATTTCCAAGATCAAAGCCAAGTTATGAGTGACGAGACAAGATACGACCCGCAATCGCTGAACGCCAACCTTTCGCGCATCTTTGAAAAGCTGGACCGCATCGAGGCGACATGCTCAGAAATCCGCACCGAGGCCAAGAAAACGAATGGCCGCGTGAACGGGCTTGAGCGGTGGCGCGACGTAATCACAGCGAAGGTTGCCGTGATTTCGACCTGCGTAAGCGCGGGCGTGGCCGTCGCGTCGTGGCTGATTGGCCTGCTGGTTAAGTAGCGCGGTTGACAGTCGCTCTTGTGGCAAGCGCACGTTGCGCCGAACACATATGAAGCGAAACCCATTGCTGCCGCCGTTACGTTCACTTGTCGCCGAGCACGAATCAAAACAGGCAAAGCAAGAGTCGGTCGGGCTGAAGCAGCAACTAGAGCAGACCGTCGAGGCGCTGCACCGCACGCGCAACGTCAAACCCGTACAGTTTACGCCCGCCGCGGTTCGCCATCTGCACGGCGACAAGGTGCGCGTAATCATTCCTGACACGCACGGAGCTAAGGTTCACAAGGGCGCGCTTGAATCCGTGCTCGCCGACATCAAGGCGCTTCACCCGGACGAGATTATTCTGATGGGCGATCACGTAGACTGCGGCGGTTTCCTCGCACTGCATCACGTCATGGGCTACGTGGCGGAAACGGAATACAGCTATGAGCATGACGTGAACGCGGCAAACGCAATGCTCAACGCAATTCAGGAAGCCGCACCCGGCGCAAAGATCGAATACATCGAAGGCAACCACGAGCGCCGCGTTGAAACGTGGTGCATCACGCAAACCCTGCGGCACGCCAAGGACAGCGAGTTTTTGCGCAAAAGTTTTGCGCCCCAGTTCAAGCTGGGGCTCGCCGAGCGCGGAATACCCTACTATCGCCAAGGCGAGTTTTACGACGGTCTTGCGGTTCCTGGCGTCATCAAGCGCGGCGAGATTTTCTTTTTCCACGGCTTTAGCGCGGCAAGCCACGCCACCCGAGCAACGCAAGCCAAGGTCGCGGGCAACTGTGTCTTTGCTCACACGCACCGGCAACAGGCCGACATTTCCCGCCCCATGGGCACCGGCGTCATTGGCTCATGGAATCCCGGCTGCCTTTGCGAGATACAACCGCTATGGCAACACACCCGCCCGACCGATTGGACGCACGGCTACGCGGTGCAGCTTGTAAGCCACACCGGCAAATTCCTGCACCTGAACATTCCGATTATTGAAGGCGCGTCCCTCCTGACGGCACTCCTTTCACGAACATGAAAACCACGAACACGAAACCGAAACGCCCCCTCCTTGAACTCTTGAACGAAAAACGCGCCGACAAAATCCCCGCAGGCTGGCTGAGTCTTACCGAGCTTGCCGCAGAGGAAGACGCAAACCCGCTGTCAAACCAGTTCCGCGATGTCGTGTCGCAGGCGGTCAAGGCAGGCATCTTGCAGCGCCGCATGTTTAAGGTGATTCTCCGCGTAAGCGATGGCACCTCACTGCGGCCCGTATCGTACTACAAGCGGTCGGCGTGACCATGCGCACCCTGCTCGACGAATGCGCAGACGACAGCGACGAGTTGCCGGCGTGGCTGGCGGATCTTGAATAATTCTCTCTTGACGCGCACCGCAGCGGGGATTGGTGGTGCAGTAGGTTCTTTTACTTTCCCGTTCCTTTGTCGGACACTGCCAAGAAAAACAGAAGGGCCACGTTTCCCAAGATTGGTGGTGCGCGAGTGGACAACAGTTGCCGGCCCGTGGTTGTGGGGACACGTTACTCTGCTAACTCGGGCACGCTCGTGGCGGGGATTCACTTATTGCGGTAAACCGCACGTCAGGCCCACGTCACGGGCCGCTGATTTCACATGAGCACGACAGAACAAGAGCCGGGCACGGCTTACATTGATTGCACCGGGAAAGCCGCGCCGGAGCTTGGCGCGGTGATTTCCATGAGGTACGGCGACGCCTTCAAGATTACGCGCGTGGACGAGCTCAACCCGCCGCGCATCGACGCAGAAGGCGCGGTGAGCACCCACATGATTACGATTCTACCCACATCCAATGAGCACAACAACGACGAAGCTGATTAACCCGACCGACGACGAACTCTCTGCGGCGGTGGCGGAGCATGTGGCGGGGCTTACGCGCGACTTTGAAGACGTAGGCGAGGAACGCTGCGCCTGGTGGGAAAACGGAAAGGGCGAGACGGTGCCGGCCAACTTCGCCACCTCCGCCGACGCGGTGCTGCCGCTGCTGGACAGACAGCATCACTGGTTGCACAAATCTATCAATGACGGTAAGAAAATAACCGCCCATTATGTGCAGATTGATTGGAAGCCGGGGCGGGCTTCAATCAACCAAGCAGACCACTTCTGCGCAACAGAACCCACCTTCCCCCGCGCCGCCTGCATCGCCCTGCTCCGCGCCAATGGAATCGAAGTGGGGCAAACCGCACCCGCGCAAAAATAACATGAGCATGAACACCGCTAAAGAGCGTCGCATACTTGCAGCCATCGAAGACCCGCGGGAAAAGCGCGACTCGTGCGGCCTGCACTGCCTTGTGTTCACGCCCAACATGCACCGCCTGACCGACGAACAGCGCGACCAAGCCGAGGCCGATCTTCGGCATCAGTTCTGTCTGTGGTGGGACACAGGGATTGCGCCGCAATTGTCTGCCATTGCGGGAACCTGCCGCAACCACTCGCCCAAGTCCTTGCCGCACAACATAGAGAGGTAGACTCAAAATCTACCGCCGAAAGGCTTGTGGGTTCGACCCCCACCCCGGGCACCACGACTAGGGCAGCAACGACTTGCAAGTTTCCCAAGCGGGAACAACGAGCGAAACGAGAAAACGGCCAAAGTGAAATAACCCCTTGATTATGTCGCCGAATTACAGCCTTTACGAGCGACACACTAGAGCGCAGTCTAGTGCGCATGAGGAAAGACTACGCTTTGAGCGCCGCTGAAAAGATGGATGCCCGTGACGCACTCGCCGCCCTTGAAGGGTCGGGCATGAGTTTGGCCGAAGCAGTCCGCCGCGCGGTCGAAGGCAAGCGCAGCGTGCGCAAAGTCACGATCAACGAAGCGGCGCACGACTTTTTGCGCACTCGGCTGGAGTTGCGCGCATCAACGGCGGGCTGGTACACGGCCAGCCTAAGCCTGTTTTGCGGCCAGTTTGGCGAAACCCGCATGGATGACCTTACCCGCGCCGAGTTTCGGGCTTGGATGCAGCAGAACAGCCAGGGCCCGGGCGTTGTGCGGGCGGTGCGCGCCTTGTATAACTGGGCAATCAAGCACGAGCCGCCCTTGGCCGGTCAGGACGTGACTGCAGGTTTGCCGAGCCGAGGCACGCGAACGGCTGAGATTCACTACCTGCCCGCAGCCGAGTGCGCCTCAATCATGGCAGGCGCCGGCAAGTACCGTTCCGCGCTGGCGCTGATGCTGTTTGCCGGAGTGCGCCCCGATGAGATAGCATCTCAGCATAAGCCGGCCCTGCTCTGGCGGCATGTGAACGCGGCTGAGAAGATTATCCGCGTGCCGGCTGAGATCGCCAAGACTGGCCGCGCCCGAATAATGGAAGATCTGCCGGATGCGGTTTGGGCTTGGCTGGATAGCGGCAAGCCCGACACGCCCGCGTGCCCTGCGCGCTCAATGCAGGCGGTGCGACTGGCGCAATCTATCGCGGGCTACGGGCCGAAGCGCCCTTGGCCGCACGATGCCCTGCGCCACACCTTTGCGACCTACCACGTCGCGGCGTTCAACGACCCGGGCAAGACTAGCATGCTAATGGGCCACGAGGGGAACCCGACGATGCTGCATAGGCACTACCGCGGACTTGCGACCAAGGCAGAGGCGGATGCGTTTTGGGCGCTGCGGCCTACTCCATAAACCGCCCGACCACAAAACCGGCAAACCCGCCAAAGAAGGCGAATGTGCCGATGTTGTAGTAAGGCGCGGGCGCTTCCATCCCGACGCACACGATCCAAGCGAACATGCCGCCGACGATGGCGAGGGTGGAGATTACTTTAACGCGCTTGGCGGCGTTGGCGGGCTTTGCGGCTGGCGCGGGTGCGGCTGTTATTAAAAAATACGCAAACTTATTTGAAATTAGTGTTGACTAAGCCGTATTACGGCGTCTTAGTGCGTCGCATGGCAAAGAGAACCAAGGAAGCAAAGGTAGTTATCACCTTCCAGATGCCCCGCAACGTGCGCGACGAAATCCGCGAAAAAGCAAAGACCGAAGGCCGCAGCCTTTCGGCGCAAATGCGCCGCTACATCGAGCAGGCACTTGCGCAGTCCGCAAACTAACCGGCCATGAGCACGCGCCACATTCCCTTTGGCTCAATTAAGTTTGACGCCGCCACCCAAGTCCGCGCCGAGATAGATGCGGCGACGGTTGATGAGTACGCCGAGCACATGGAGGCAGGCGACAAGTTCCCGCCCGCCGATGTGTTCGAGGCTAATGGCGAATACTACATTGGCGACGGCTGGCACCGCCTACTTGCGGCGCAGAAAAACGGCGATGTGACTTTTCCCTGCAACGTGCAGGCTGGTGGCCGCACGGCGGCAATCAAGTGCGCGCTGGGGGCAAACGCTAAGCACGGCCTAAAGCGCAGCAACGCCGACAAGCGCAG